TGATTTGAAGGTGGTTGAAGATGCCTAGATACCGAGTTGTGGCGAACAACATGTATTTCAATCAAGTGACTGGAACGTATGAAGCAGGAAAGATTCTTGGTGCTAACCAATACCAACACGGCGATCAGATCAACGCCACAGCGGAACAAGTCGCTGACGCTTTGAGCGATGGATCTGTCGTGGCTACAGACAGTTGAAAGCCTTTGAACTAGAATGGAGATGACATGGCAAAAAAACTACCTTTAGTACATAACAGAGTGAGAGTGGATCTCTTGCACCCGACGTTCGTCGCTCGGCTTGACGCTCTCCTCAATGGTGAGTTCAATGGCAAAGCGAAGATCGTGAGTGGCGTTCGTTCGTATGCGGATCAGAAGTATTTCTGGGACGGTTACCAGAACAAACTCAAAGGTAAGGCTGGCTATTCTCACTTCAATCTCGCCAGCAACCCAGACAGGAAGTTCGGCGGTGGATTGTTTCAAGGCTCATGGCATATGCAACAACCTTTTGACAACTACGGACACGCAGTTGATATCCGGCTTTACTCCGGTTTGACTTGGGAGAAGTTCGTTCCGGTGGCGAAACAATACGGCGTTTGCCAGACAGTTTTCCGACCTCAATATGAGCCATGGCACTATCAATGGCGCAACTCAAATGGAATCTTCCAAGCGCCAGCGATGAAGGGCGAAAAGAGCGAGTCCAAAGCGGTGAAAAAAACCAAGGTGGACATGAAGGGAGTCGCAGGAGCGATCGCCATGCTCGGCGCTCAAGTTGCTCGGCGACCGCTCAGGAGAGGCAGTCGGAACTCGGCGGTGAAAGTCGTTCAGGAACGATTGAACGCCAAAGGATTCAAATGCGGATTCCCAGATGGGATTTGGGGAAGAAAAACTGACAAGGCTTTCCGCCTGTTTCAACGCCAGAACAATCTGGTCGTTGACGGAATTTGCGGACCGCTTTCGTGGGCAAAACTTATCAAATAGGAGAATGATATGAGATTAAACATTGACCAATTCAAAGACATCGCTGAGAGAGCGATCTTCACTTATGTCCAAACATTCCTCGGACTGCTTTCTGCTTCCGGAATGGGCGTGGACATGGGCGGAATCTCAACTCTCAAAATGGCAGGGATAGGCGCTCTGCCAGCGATGATTTCAGTCATCAAAGGAGCGATCTGCACGATGGCTCCGATCGGTGACGCAACTGCTTCCATCGTGAAGCAACAACAAGACATTCCAGAAGATGCTGACGAGCATCTCTACGAGTAGGAGACAGACATGACAAAGCCAAGACTAAGCAACAAGAGAGCCAACCGTGTCGCTGTCATAGCACTCAAGGAACAACTCCGTGAGCGTGGATATGACGTTGGGCGGTCCAACAAGGGAATGTTCAGCAAAGCGGTTCTCCGTGGCGTTGTGGCGTTCCAGAAGGACAACAAGTTGGAACCGACTGGTGTCGTTGATGATGCTGTGTGGGAAGCGTTAGAAGGTAAGCCAAAGAAGAAGGCTCCGGCGAAGAAGAAAGCCCCAGCGAAGAAAGCACCGGCGAAAGCAACGACAGCGAAGAAGGCTCCAGCGAAGAAGGCTCCAGCCAAGAAAAAGGCTCCGGCGAAGAAAAAGTAGTTCGTGACTGCTGTCCGCTGTGACGGCTGTGACGTGACGTGGAGCGCCGATACCGGTTTCCGGTGTTGGTCATGCCTAGAACTCGTAGAAACGCCTCTGAGAGGCTCTGAGGAGCCTCTGACGGAAGAAGAATGCGCTGATGCTCTGCTCGCTGATCTCGTTGAGTGGAATCAGGGCAGAAAGCAGAAAGCCCCCGACCGGAGTCGGGGACTTCCCTATGGAAACACACCACCAAGTGTGTTCTTGTCTTACTAAGCAGTAATCTCCTCAGCGGAAAATAAAGCGCTGATGTCAATGTAATTTTCTCCAGTGACATCAGGACGATTCTCAATCATCTGATCCAACTGGTCCGCTGTCAAGCGAATTGTTGTCTCACCAAATTTGAAACTTAAACCTCCATTGTTTTCGCAGGCAAAGTAAAGTTTCGTTTCCTTGTCTAGATTAACGCTTACTTCTGACACTTCTTCTGTTTCTTGCCTCTGCGTCGCTGTGATAAGCGAACTACTAGCGAAGATGCGAACGTCTCGGTCTGTGTAATCCGCTCCGTCAAATGCTTTTGAGTATCTTGTGATGTCTATATTTTCCATTTTGATCTCCTTTTGATCTTGGTGGTTTAGTTTGCCGGATTGTCCGGTCGTGAGTTGTGAGGTCTCGCTCCTCGTGGCGGTCTCGCTCCGCTCAACCCTGTCGCCTTAGATTTTGAATACAACGTGGAGTTGGAAAGCGATGTCTTGTGCTTTCATATCTGCTTGAGCAAGTTCGCTTCTCGTTCCTTCTGTTTCGTATGCGTTTCGGATTTCTTCCATGTTGTCCTCACGGATTTTGTTGATGGTTGCTTTTCCGATGATTGCTTGTTCTTTGTTGTTTGTGTATTTGAAAGTTTTGATTGCTTCGTTGAGTTGTGCTGTTGTGTTCATTTGGTTGATCTCCTTGGTTGTTTCCATGTACTTAAAGATACACCCTAGTACCTAACTTTGCAACTCATTCTGCGCCAGTTGACGATATTTCTTTCCCGAATCCCCAAAAAAGCCCTAGAATCCAACGGTTTTGACCTCAAAGAAATTTCTCAAAAATCATCAAAAACAGCCCCAAAAAAACACCAAACATTGAAATTGATGAAACTGGAGGAGCCGGTCGGCGGAGATTTTGGAAACAACGTCCGACCGGCTCCAATCCCCAAAGCAGGGAGAAACCACATAATTTTGTACCACCAAGACTAGGAGGTCATACCTCTTTGGGGATCTGCTCAACTCATCATACATTGTTCTCAGAACCTTCTGTGGCGATCAGAGAAATTTGATATTCTATTGATAGGAGTGTCCTACAGTGACCGACCAAGAGGAGGTCGCTGAGGTGAGCGACACAAATGATGAACTCATAAATGCGATCGCTGATTTGCGATCAACGATTGATTCCAAAATGGATTCAGCGACCAGCGCTGTGGAATCCACACTGGACCGGATTGATGAAGCCAAGTCTCTCATTGACCGGATCAAAGACAACATCGCTTACATTCTCGGACTACCGGCGACCATCGGCGGAGCGTTCGGTTTCCTCTGGGACTCTGGCAACGATCAGGCGCAACTGGAGTATCAAGTCACGCAGTTGGAGTCAGCGGTGGCGGAACTCAAATCAGAGAATGATCTGCTCGGCGGTGGAGGGAAGAACTTCTCTCTGGATCTGGCAGGAGCGCCAGCAGGATCTCTGATTCCGATTCTTGTCGGCGTTGGATTGATTCTGATACTTGCCGGTCTGTTCATTTACCAAGCAAAACGAAAGAGGCGATGAAGAAACTTTTTGGATTCCTTGGATCACTGGCGCTGATCGCTGGAGCGTGTTCCAGCGGTGGAGGCGAACAAGAGACAGTCGCCCCTGTCGTCATTGATGACAGTCAGCAAACCATCAGCGTGTCTCTGGATTACGAACCAGCGGAAGATGGATTCTCGTTTGAGAACTTTGGTGGCGGTGAAGCACCGGCATCGCTGACCGTGAACATGGTCCGGCGGTTGTACGGCGATCATCAAGTCTGCTCCGAAGTCGTTGACAATCAATGCACGCCCTATCCGGTTGTGCTTCAACTCATTCAGCAGGCGAACCGATCCATGGCGAACGGTCTCTGCGAAGGTTTCGCTGTGCTGGCGCTCCGGCTCGCTAACGATGCGAACGCCATCAGCGAATATCAGAATGTGGCTGATGTTGCTTCCATGGTTAAGGAGGATCCACGGTTGCTCTCAGAGTTGGCGTACTGGTACACGACACAGTTCGCTTTTGAGGTCGCTGAGGAAGCAGAGAAGTTCTTGTCCCTGACTCCGGCGCAAATCGCTCAGACGCTCTCAGAGGACTTCTCAGGCGCTTCTGAGGGCTCTTCGCTGGGTTACACGCTCGGATTGTATTCAGAAGCAGGAGGACACGCTGTGACACCGTACAGGGTGGAACAGATCGGAGATCAGTGGCGGATCTTCATATATGACTCAAATCACCCGAATCAGGAGCGTTGGATCAACATTGACGGCGATCGCTGGTCCTACGATCTCGCCAGCCTCAACCCGAACGACACGAGCGGAGGTTGGTCCGGATCAACCGGAACGCTGGAACTCACACCGATGAGCGCCAGAAGAGGACCATTCACATGTCCATTCTGTCCCAACGACGCACAAACCAAATCTGGGACGCTCCTGACGGTTGCGACTACCGGAAACACACAAATCGGTTTGCAGATCGTAGACGGCAAAAACAATCGCCTCGGCTGGTTTGATGGAGAGTTCATCAACGAGATCCCGAACGCCTCATACCGGTATTTGATAAGCCGAGGAACCGCTGATCCTGTTC